TCTTCACCGCGTCCGGTATGCTGCCAATGATATCGGTTATCTTGGTTTTGACGGCTTCCTTCTTTTCTTCGATACCGCCGATCAGGCCATTGATGATGTCGCGGCCTGCCTGCGTGATGTCGGTCACAAAGCCGGTGACAGCGGCCAGCGCGTCAGTGAGCGCTGTCGTGACCGCTGTCTTGGCGTCCTCAAAGGCGGTGCTGATATTGGTTTTGAACTCATCCCATGTGACGGCCGTGCCGCCGAGGTCGGTGACGAGATTGGATATCGTGTCCCAAATTGCGCCGAAGACACCATCGACGATCTCCCCCAACCCGCTAATAATGGTTGTCACGCCTTCGATGACGCCGGACGCTGTTTCCTTGAATGCTTCCCACGCGCCTGTCCAGTCGCCTTCAATGGCCGCCTTAACGATCCCGATCACGCCTTCGACGATGCTGGAAATCGTGTCCAGTGCACCGGTGATAGTCTCGACCAGCCCGCCGAAAATTTGACCGGCGTTCTCGATTAGCTGCCCGAAGGCTTCCATGAGCACCTTCACCGCCAGGACGAGCGCCCCGCCAATGATTCCGCCGACTGTTTCAAGAATCGGCACGATGCGATCAAAGGCTTCTTTCAGCCCATCGATCACATCGCTGTTTTCGCTCATACTGTCGCCTAATCCGGCGAACGCTTCCTGTATGCGCTCGATAGTGGGCGCGAAGAAGTCTGTGAGCTTGCCGACCGCTTCCATCACCTTGTCGAATACGCCTTGTGCGTCTTCGCCAAACGTGCCTATAGCTTCACGCAGCGCGTCAACCGGATCGAGGCCGTCAGCCATTGCGGTTTTGAACGTGTCAATAGCCGTCTTGACCGACTCAAATGCGCCTTGCAAGAACTCGAAAGCGCCCTCAGCGGCCGTGCGGATGCCGAGGAAGTCACTCTCCCACGCGACGCGCAGTCCGGCGACGGCGAGAACGAGCGCCGCAATTGGCGCAATAAAGCCAAGAACCGTAACCAGCAACGAGGCCAGCGCGGGTAGGACAACGGACGCGACAACCAGGCCCATGACGGCGAGGATGTCTTGCAGCTTGACGTTCTCCTGAATCCAGGAGGTGATCGGCTCTACCGCTGTTTTTACCGCATCGATAAAGCTGTTTATCCCATCACGTATGTTCGCCAAGGCCATCGCGGTCTCTAGCGGAACCATATCCCAGATCGCCTCAATGAAGGCATCCATCGGCGACATGCCCTCTTGCAGGTTGGCGATGAACGACTTGATGGCGTCGGCCACGTTGCGCACGGCCGTTTCCAGGGCATCCACCTGGGGCGATGTCATGCCCAGGTCGAACAGCACGTCGCGCATGTTGTCCAGCGTGTCAATGGAATCCGAACCGAGGCCGGTAAACAGCGCGATCACCTCTGTGACCGCCTTGAACGCCGTTTCCAGTTTCGGCAGGGCCTGCTCTGCAAAGGCAGCGATCTTCGGAGCGAGTTCGTCCACGAACGGAGCCAGCGCCGCGCCGATCCGAATCTTGAAGTTGTCAACCGTCGCGCCGATGATGTCGAAGACGAGCTGCATGCCGGTTTTCATTTGTTCGTAAGCGGCTTGCGTCGCTCCGGCCGATTCGTCCATCGCCGCGAGGTTGGCGCGGAAGCCTTCCATGCTGGAACCGGTGAGGCCCAGCGCCGCCGCGCCCGCTTCCACTGAACCGAACAGATCGTTTACGCCGACGCCGGTTTCTTTGGCGTATGCTTCCAACATTTCCAGCGCGTCGGCCACGTTACCGCCGGAAGCGATGAAGTCCTTGAACGATTGGCCGGCCAGCTCCTGGAACGTGGCGCTAGTCTTGCCGCCTTCCTTGCTCAACTCAATGAACATCTGCCGCATCTGCGTCGTAGCGACAGAGGTGGGCACGCCCTGCGCGGTCAGGCTGGCCAGGGCGGCGGTGACATCACCGAAGCCGACACCGAGGGCGGCGGCGGTTGGCGTGACTTGGAAGAGGGAGGCGGAGAGTTGGCTGAAGTCGGTGTTGTGGGCCACAATGTCGTTGGCGACAAAGTTATGCAGCTCATCGACACACAGATCGTAAACGTGCTGTTCTGGCCCGGATTCGATGCTGACAATGCGGTCGTATTCAACTACGTCGAAGCTTGCCTTTTGCTTTTCCGGCACATGGATTGCGACACGTTCGGCGGCGGGGCGGTCGATACCGATAAAGCGCACGAAGCGCGAAATCTCATAGTGCCGGTTGACTTCCCAGACCCATGCATTGACATCCTTACGTTGGCGAATGCGCCCCACAATGCCGAAGCGCAAAAGCAGGTGATTCACATCGCGCACTAGCTGCTCGCTCTTGGAGCAAAAGCCAAGCTGGAAGCCGCTGCGCCCTTGCTGCCTCACGTCATTCAGCCACCCGTCGCCATTGAACAGCCAGTGCAACATCGTAGCGATACGCTCACGCTTCCAGCTAAACACCTGCTCAGGGATGTGCTTCGTGGCCGATGTCACGTCATCCAAGCCAAGCTCGATAAGCAGCTCTTGCGGCCGTGTGCGCTCACGGCCGCCCCTGTAACCTTTCGTGAACTGGTAAACAGGAGCAGCGCCTTCGCGCTTGTCAGTGTTGTTGGCGACGCAGCCGAACTTGTCAGCCCATGTCGTGATCTGGTCGCCGTAGAGCGTGGTGGTTATCTTCGCGGAGCCTTTCTGTACAGCGCCCTCAGCAAGCCACAAGCCCAGAAACGCGGCTTCGTGTTCCGGCACATCAACGTCACCGAAGTAGGGGAGCGCCGTCGGCACCGCAATGCGGTCGCCAACTTCAAGGTCGCTTACCTTTGTCCACTCCGGCCGGGCATTGGAGCGTATGTCGCGTCCTTTCTTGTGCGCCAGATAGGGATGGTTCCATGTCGTGGTGATCTCGCGGCCCAGGCGTGTGGTCAGCTTCACAGTCGGCTTCGTACCCTGATCCACCCACGTCGCCGGACGTACCTGGAATGTACGGCCGTCATAAGACACCACGTCCGCGCCTTCTTCCAGCTCGTCAATGCGCACGTAACGGCCGTCCGCGAGTAGTACCCGCGTGTCGCCGGTGACGCACTTGCCCAGCCTCACGGCCGTGAACATCAAGTCACTGGCCTGCGCCGCGCTCATCGTCTCAGCGCCGTAGGCATTGACCACGGACGTGATACCGTCCACGGCCGTTTCCAGATCGGTCACGCCGCCGACCGCCGCCGCGTTCGCCGTCTCCATGAACGTGAACACGTTCTCTGCTGGTATACCGGCAGAGATAGCCTGATACAGCGCCGGGATAATTTCGTCAGACGTTTTACCGATGGACTGGCCGAACGCGAGAACGTCGTTGCTCATGGCCGACATGGCGTCCTGCGACATGCCCGGCATAAGCGTGAACACTTCGTTCATGCCGCCCTGGAAGTCAGCGAACGCTTTCACACCGTCTACGCCGAGCTTTATCGCACCCGCGCCAACAGCCGCAAACGCCGCAACCCCCGCCACAGCGGTCGCCTTCATCACTGTCTCAAGGTTGGCGAACCCCTTGGACGCGACACCGCCCGCGCCTTCCAGCCCGCGCAGCTGGCCGTCCAGAGACGCAAGGCCCTTGCTTGCGTTGTCTTCCAGCTTGGCGATGATTGCGAGTTCTGCGGTCACTCTCTACGCGCTCCCCTGCCCCCTAGTCCCCTACCCTGCTACCTGCCCTTCCTACCCCGCCTGTTCTTCCGTTCCGCCTTCTTGGCCTCAGCCGCCTGATAATCCGCTTCCGCCTCGTGCCGCATAAACAGTTCGTTCACGAAATACGGGTCCATGCGGCCGATCTGTTCCGGCGTCCAGTTGTGCTTCACCGCCAACGTCACGCACAGATCGTGATAGCCTGCGGGTGACAGCGACGGGATGCCGCGCAGGCGGTTCAGCCACCTGCCTTTTACTCCGCGAAGGTAGGCGGCTCCTGGAAGTTTGGGTCAGGCGCCGGGGCTGCGGGCGGCGCTTTGGTCGGCTCTTCGTTGCGCTGGTTAATCACGTCCAGCACCTTCTCGACCAGCGGCTCGTTCGGGTCAAGCCGCGCAATGTTGGCTTCGCTGCACACCACACCGACGAAATCAGGACCATCCCAACTGCGGATGCAGACCTTCAGCAGCGCCATCTTCTGCGCGCTGTAGGTGACAGTCGCGTCGATCTCCATCTCGGCCTGGTCTGCCGGCCGCGTGCTGCCATTCGTGCCGCTCTTTAACTTCAACTGCATGAGCGCGGCTTCGACTTTGGCGTAATCGGCAAAATCCATCTTGGCTTTGATGACAATGGAATTGCCCTTGTCGTCGTGTACGGTTAACGTTTCCTGCGGGTTAATGAACATCGTCGGCTCTCCTTGCTTTGTGTTCACAGACAACAAAAAAGCCGCCGCCAACAGAACTGTTGACGACGGCGAGTTTCTAACGTTTCTCGGCGTGAGCGGTTGCGGGTTTGATGTTGTTTCACATCATTTTGCAACGTTTCACAAAAGTATATAACCGCCGGATAAAGACTGTCAAGAGCAGTTTTCCGCGCCTACGCAGCCAGCGCAGCGGCCTTATTGCGGACCTTGATTGCCCAGTCTACACCCGCGCCCGCGTTGTACTCGCTGTGCACCTCAAAGGTCGCTGTGCGGTTCGTGCCTTCCAGCTCGCCCCAACCGCCGAAGCGCAGCACGCCGTAGGTATCTACAGTCACGCCGTAGTACAGGGCTACGCTGTCGGTTTCGATGAACGCGCCATTGTGCACGACGCGCAGTTTGGCGACGGTATCGGCCAGCATGGCGATGTCATACTGCGCGTAATCCGGGATCTCCATGACCACGCTCGTAACCATGCCGCGCTTGCCACGGCCATGCCGCGAGTAGGACAAATCGGCCGTCGGACCGGCGGCGACGTACTTCGGCGTGATGCCGGATTCGAGCACATGCTGCGCACTGACCACGCGACCGGTGACGGCCGTCGTGCCGATGGCGCTGGTCGTGTCAAGATAGAGCTGCATGTTCACACCGGCGATCAGCGGCGCAAATGCCTGATCCGGATACGTCGGCGGCGTGACCTTCTCCGGGAAGTTGGTCATGCCGGAGATGGAAAGCGTCGCGCCGTCGATACCGGAAGCATCACTGGCAATCGTGAGACTGTCGATGAAGCCATACTTGCCGCGCAGGACATGCGTCATGTTCGGATCGCCCCACCACAGGGTGGCGAACTTCAGATCGTCCGCGTCCATCGTGGGCGAAAAATCCCAATCATACGTATCCGACGCGGCGCCAGGCTGCGCCGGAGTAACGCCGCCTTTGGCGATCATCGAGAGGAACTCAATGAGCGTGTTCGGGTCCAGCGGACCATCCGCGTCGAAATTGCCATACTTGCGCGTCTGCTTCGTGCGCATACGCGCAGCCAGCAAGCCGCTGGATTCGTCCGGCTCGTAATACTCAATGACCGGCTCTAACGTACCAGCCAGATTCATGAAACTGGTCGGTGCGGTTTCGGCCGTGCCGGTCGTCCCTTCCAGCGCCATTGCCAATGATTCAAAAGCTATTTCAGCCATGTGTCTCCCCTTCCCCTGTGCTTTAGCTCAATCGCGTCAGCACTATTGCTTCAGCCCTGTTGCTGCGGCGGCTCCACACCTCAGCGTCGGCTCACGTCTACTCTTCTTCGTCGTCCGCGAGCCAATCCAGTTCATTCAGGATGACTTCATCGGCCACGTCGGCTTCTCCTGCGTCCAGCGCAGTCAGATACATCGGTGAGGCGGCGAGACTGGCCTGTTTGTGCGGCGGCAGCGCGTCTACCTCGTCTTGTGTCAGGTTCCGCAGCGGCACGCCGGAAATAAAGCGGCCCTGCTGGTTTTTGGTTTCGTCGTAAAAGAAAGCGATCTCGCTCATAGGTTCAGCTCCATATCCCAGCTATCGTGCAGCGTGCCGGTGCGCACATACGTCGATTGCGGCGGTTCCGGCGGATACCACTCCATGAATTCAAGGATTTGGCTCAGCAGCTCTCGCGTCCCTTCGCGCAGCAGGTCGCTGGCCTTGCCGCCGCCGAGGTCTTTCATCACATCGTTGAAAATCTGCTCGGCCTTCGGCTCGAATTCGCGCACGGCCGTCTCGTCGGTACGCCAGCCGGTGCGTTGATGCTGCGAGGTCTGCATCTCGTCGCTCTGCACCCAGAACTCGTAATTCCCGCGTCCCTGATTCGCGCCGTGCGAGTAGACCTTGCCCAGCTCCCCGGCCTTCATCGCCTGCGCGATGTCGTAGGTCACGCGCAGCACATCCGGCAGATCGCGCACTTCGATACTAGGCACGCTGCACCGGCCTCTTCACAACGACCGTGCTTGTGAAGTCCACGACGCGGTAGACCGTGCCGTCGATCAGCACAAACCCGCCGCGCCCTTCTTCCACCACCGCGCCGCCGCTCGTAATGCGTCGGCCCAGCTGCGGGTCCTGCTCCACACTTAGCGGCACGGCCGTAACCACTGCTCTGACCGCCTTTTCCGCAGCCTGCGGATCGGCGTAGGAGAAGCAGGCGCGGTGCGTGAATTGATGTGTCTCGGAAAGGACCTGCCCATGCTGCGCCCGCCGCGTTTCCTTGTAGAGGGAATACAGCAGCGAGCTGTTGTGGATCGAGCGCGGCTCGTGATCCAACAGAGCTTCCAGCGCCGTGACTGTCGCGAACCGCTCGTGCAAGCCGATCAGGATGGTGTCCAGTTCACTGTCAGCCATCTAAACCGCCTGCGGCACCAACTTGCGCCGCGCGTTTTTCAGCACCATCACCTGAAAGGGTGTGAGCGCGCCTTCGTACCCGACCGCGCCGCCATCGGACGCGCCGATCACATTGGAGAAGCGGCCCGCCTCGGCACTGCGCCAAAGATTCACCGCAACTTCCAGCGTCACTTCTTTCACGTCTTGCGGCACCGGCCCGCAGCCCCACGCGGCGGTCACGAGATACATACCGGCTCCCCAGTTGCCTTCGTAACCGCCGCTGTCCACCGCGTACAGGACGCCGTTAGGCAGTTCCTGGAAGTAATCCGACACGTCGCCGCCGTCCATCGTCGTCACTTGCGACACACTGCCGATTTCATGCGGCGGCAAGGTGAAGTACGCGCCGCGAGAAGAGCGCACCTGGCGCTCTTCATTCACGTAGTCTTCGGCATAGGACAGTTCCAGCACGCCATCGACTACCGCTTGTGCCCGCGCAATGACCGCGTTCACTTTCAGCAGCGTGGCATCGTCGGTAATGGTGATCTGCTTCAGATAACCGGAAGCGCCGCCGAACTCAGCGGGGGTGACATAGGCGTAGTCGGTCACTTGAGCAGCGCCTCCACGTCACGCTTGGTGATGCGCCCGCCGATGCCGGTGCCTTCCAGGGCGTCGATGTCCAGCTTGTTCTTTTTAGCCAGCGCCAACGCGCCGGGTGTGGCTCGGTCGGCGGCGGGCGGCAGCGGTTCAGGTTCCGGCTCCGCTTCGGCCTTCGTCTCCGACGGCCGTATAACAACCGGCTGCCTGCGCTCGATCAGACCCAGCGCCACGGCCCGGTCAATGTCCATCGGCTTACCGGCTGCCCAGATCAGCACGTTACGGCCGTCGGGCAGCTTCTCAGTGATGTCATGGTCCGGGATGTACTCGTTCAGATTCATGGCGTTAGGCCAGCGAATAGACGATGTAGGCGTTCCCGGCCAGATCGGCAGCCGCGCCGGTGGCCATGCTGATCGTCACGAACTTGTCAGCCGCCCACGCCACGACCGCCTTGCCATTCGTGCCCGCGTTGTTGCTGTTGTTCAGCAAAGCGGCCGCGGCGACAGAAGCGCCGTCGATCAGCGTGTCGGATGAGGTTTCCGCATCCGCGGCGACGCCCGCATCAACAGTGCACGCGCCGGTGGACTCGGTTTCAACGTCGATAAGCAGGCGATGGATGATTGCCGCCTCCCCTGCCGGATTGGCCACAGCCGCGATGCCACCCGCTGTGTCAGCATCGGCAAGCGCGACTTTGAGGATGGCAAAGCCCTGATAGTCAATAGGTTGGTGTTTAGCGATTACGCTCATTAGTTGGCTCCCTGTTCCCCTGTTACTCGCGTTCGGTGTCTGTCCCCTCGCACGGCCGGGCGGTTAGCGACTGGTATCCCCATGCCGCCCGGCCCCGCGAGGTGGTAAGTGTTGGCTCCGCTTACCAGAGATGACAGAGCGACCTAGGCGAAGGTCACTTTCTCGAATGCCGTCGGGCGCTTCACGCCGAAGGCAGCGCGCAGCTCAGCCAGAATCGCCACCGCGTTCTGAAGGAACATGCTGCCCGGCTCACCGACGCGGATTTCCGTCTGTTGGCGATCCCACAGGGTTGCGCCCATGCGGAAATTGCCGACCAGCGCAGTCCCGGCGGTCATCACGCTCGATTCCACGACCGGCACACGCCACAGGCGCAGCGCGACCGGATCGTAGATGTTCAGATAATTGCCATTGGCGTCTTTCGCCAATTCCAGGTCTTCGGCGTCGCCGGGATTGATCAGAACGCCGTCCACTTCGTAGAAGGCAAGCTGAATGTCGGTGATCGCGCGGCGCAGCGCGTCGGCCTTCGTGTCGGTCGTCTCGCCGCCACGATCCCCGGTCGCTCCCTGCGTGCGGGTCTGAATGCCGGAGACGTGGGTCAAGCCGTCGAACTGCGGTGACGTGCCGTTGCCGGAAACGATCTGATCTTCCAGAACCTTGCGTACCATGTACGTGAGTTCGGAATCGATCAGGCTGCGCAGTTGTGGCGCGTCGGCCAGAATGTGGCGATGGGCCTCGACATAGGTCGGGATCGTCTCCACCGGCGCGGTCTTCAACTCAAAGGTGATGTTGCTTTCCGGTTTGCTCACCCAGCCGCTGTCGTAATCCAGCTTCGGTGCAGCGGCGTTCGTGCGCGCCAACTGGCGCGCGTACTGCACGCTGTTGCTGTTCGTCTGCGCGACGGTGATCAGGTCCAGCACGGAGCGCGGACGCTGGGCAATCATGCCCAGTTCCGGATCACGCATCGCCTCGACCAATGCGCCGCCTGCGGCTTCGGCCAGGCCGTGAATGTCCTTGACCATTACCGGAGCCATGCCACGGCCGTTCTCGGACGCGAACTCGAATTCCTTCGATTCAACGACCATCGTGCCCCACGACTTGGCCCGCTGCGGCGCCTCGGCTCCGAGCTTGGAGCGGCGTTCGTGCGCGGGCGCGTTGATCCATGTGTCCATCTCATCGAGCTTCGCTTCCTGCTCGATCTGCGCTTTCAGTTTCGTGCCGTCGTCGATCATCGCTTGCAGGTTATTGCGCTCTTCCTGCGTGACATCGCCCCCGGCTTCCTGACGCTCTTCCAACGTGTTACGGAGCGCCTTCGCGTCCGCAACCAACTTCTGTAACTTCGCTTCTTTCGTTAACATGAGTGGCTCCCTACTTCCCTCAAAGGTGAAAAACTTCCAATTCCAACAAATCCAGTTCAGCGAATAACAGGGTGAGTGGTTGCTCGTCCTTTGCGGCGGCTCCGGCTCGGCGCTGCTTTGCTTCGTCGTCTACTTCTTCGTGTGTGTCTTCTGTTTCGGCGTGGTCTGTGCTATCCGGCTCAGCGGGTGGAGCATCTTCCGGCTCCGGCGCGCTTTCCGGGTCAATGGCGGGCGGTTCCGGCGCGGCGTTTTCCGCTTCCGGCTTGTCCGCTTCTTCGGGGTCTCCCGCTTCTGCCTTCGGTTCTTCGGCCACGTTGCCGCCTACCGCGATCTTTCCATCCGCGTCCGCGTTGGCGGGCGGCTCAGGCGCAGCAGCCTGCTCCGGATCGACGACCACGATGAGCGCGTCGGCTTTCGGCTCGCCGTCTTCCGGCGTTTCGCTCTCTGCCTTGCCCTCTTTCGTGGCGGCCGCCATTGCCGCTTCTGCTACCTGAGCAAGCGCCGCTTCTTTCCCCTTCTCGTCTTCACTGGTCACCAACTTGACGCTGGTCGCTCCCAGTTCATAAGCAAGCGTTGCGATGGTATTGATGCGTTCCAGGTCGCCCTCGGCATTGCGCCGCCCCTCTTTCATGCCGCTGAGGTAGTTGTCAAGCTGCCCCAACAGCGTGTCCAGCGGGATAGACGGCCGTGCCTTGCTGACCGTCGTCGCGCTGTTGGCTCCCCACAGCACGTCCGATGTCTCCCACAGACGCTGTTCCAGCAGGTGCCGCACAGTGCCGTGATCTTCGGTTTCCTCGTACTCGACGCGGATCGCGTCGTAGCCATAGGACATTTCAAGAGGCGATCCAGCCTTGATCAAGGCCAGAATCTCGTCGGCGCGCGGGCTTTCGATGTACGTGCGCTTGACCGCCGCGCCGCCGGTCGCTTCCGGGAACTTGGCCTGTACCACAGCCGGTAGTTCCAGCCGCTCTATCTCGCGCAGACTGGTCACGACGGCCGTAGGCGGCGACCAGAAGTCGTGCTGCCACAAATGCAGCACCTTCCCGCCGCGTTCAGCGATGGTCTTGGCGAATGACCCCGGATGCGAGATGTCGTTGTAACTGTCCAGATTACCGAACACGCCGAACACGCCCTCGACCGTACGGCCGTCCACGCTCTTGATGTACTGCGGCACGCTTTTGAACTCAGTTTGCTGTTTAGCCATCGGCCCCCACCTCGGAAAACAAAAAAAGCCGCCGCCAGCAAGGATGCTGACGACGGCGAGTTTCTAACGTTTCTCGATTTATTTGTTATCTAACGTTTCACAACGTTCTACACCATTATATCATTGTTTCTGAGAAGTCAAGTTTGCGTCAGCTACGCCGCACAGGATGGCGCAGGCGGCGATTTGCGGCGCACAGCGTCGCATCTATCGTGAGTGGCTCCGTGCGACGTGCACGGCGAATTTAGCGGGGTAGAGGTCAAGATCGGACATGCGGACGCCGGGGCGGTCGCTCATGACCTCGGCCAGCTTCTGCCGCAGCTCTTCTTCAGCGCAGTAAAGGCACTTGTCCCCAATGCGGATCATGTCCGGGTGATCGAGGTCAATCTCGCACACCGCGCAGGGATGCTGCGGTTTCATGCTCAGCAGCTTGGAGCACTTCACCCCGTTCTGTCGCGGCGCGTAATCCGGCGAACGTTTCAGCCAAGTCGTGATCGTTCTCTGCGACACGCCGTACAAGTCACCGAGGTCGCGCGTGGTATAGCCTTCGTTGTACTGCGCCGCGAGTTCATCCGGCAGCGGCGGGTTGCTGTACCATGCGCCGACGATCCTGATATTGCGCGCGCCGCCGTCTACAAGTTCGATGTAGCCCGCTTCAACCAACCGCTTGAGATAGATATGCACGCTGTTTGTGGAGGATAGGCCGACCGCGCTTGCGATCTCGCGTGAGCTTGGCGAACGGCCGTAATTGTCGGCCGTGTATTCGTACAGGAAGCGCAGAATGTCGGCGGAGCGAGTGTCTTTCCCGATCACGCGCCACCCCGCTTCCCGGCCCGTTCAATCTCGTTAAAGAGCCGTTCAATTGTGCGCTGCAAATCCTTGATATGAGCCTGTAGCGCCTCGTGCGTTGCCTGGCTGCCCGCGCCGTTGGACGGCCGTACACCGGCCAGCCATAGCTGATCCATGAGCTGGCTGGCGGATTCGTGGGTCAAGGCCAAGAGTGGAACAACCTCATCAATCGGCACGACCGTGCCCACCTCTTTTGTCTCCCAGACCGCTTTCTTGACGGGGACGGCGAATCCCCCCATGTTTGCGTCTATGAAGCCGTATAACTTGTACCCTCCCAAGTACGGCTCGCTTATCACATCCCACTTAATGTTATTAACTGTTTCAAGTTCCATTCCACCCTTCATCGTCCACCTCCACTGCCCACATTCAGCAACCGTTCAACCGCTCGCAGCACCTTGCCGCGCCAACCTCTGCGCCTCATCTGTATCGGGCCGTCTTTCGTCACATAGCGGGTGAAGTCGTTGTAAGCAAAGACGCTCCGAGCCACCGGCCGGACAGATAAATGCAAGCGTACACCATCCGCAAAACGGCCGTAGAACTCAGGAACCCGTTCCCGCTCTTCGTCGAACTGGATCGTGTACGTACGGCCGTTCCAGATCGCGCCGCTGTCTACGAACGCCCTGCGCAGGGCGTTCATCTTCGCATCCTGAATTATCGCCTTCGCTATCTTCCCTTCCGGGTCATGTTCGCGGGATGGGAGGGCGAACACGGCGCTGAACGTTTCCCCATCCGGCCGCATGGGCAGCGCCCGCGCCGTTACCTCCCCGTCAATCTGCACCATCCTGTCAGCTTCCAACTCAGTCATCATTACACACCCTTTGGCTCCCCAGCTAAAGGTTGATAATTTCCACCTGCCTACTCGCTCTTCTGCAATGTCGGCGGGCTGCCCGGCGTGAGCGTCAACGTCACTGCCTGCCCACCGTCGCGCAAGGCGGCGTTGTTCAGCATGGCGATGTAGTACGCCGCCTGCACCTGCCACGGAGCCAGCCGCGCATCACGCGCCTTCCGGATCGCCGCCTGCTCACGCCTCAAAAGCTCATCTTCCCTCGTCGCCATAAGTCGATCTCACCTCGAATCGGTTGTGTCGTTTATGCACCACACGCGGTCGGTCTGCCTGACCTTCACCGCCGCGCACACCGGCTAACATGCCCTCTGTTACGTCGCACCCCGCACGGCCGTGCTCCTTCTGGACCAGAGCGAACAACAGCGCCAGAACCATGAAAAAGAGTTGGTTGCCAATCAGGAACAGCACAACGATGTCCATCACAATCTCGCTCACGTCCACCTACGCCACCACATACAGATCGCACTCGCAGTTCCAGCCGCCGCATTCCAGCCCATGCCCGCGCGGCAGGCGTTCAGCATCCCACGTCGCCCGCCAGACGCTGGCCTTCATCGTCGTGCCCTCAAAGGCGAGACAGTCGTTGCACGGCTCTTCGGTAGCGCCGCGCCTCCACATCAGTTCCGGGTCATCCCGTCGCCACGTCCGGCCGAGCACGATCACCGCCGCCGCCGCGCCGACCCAGAGCGCCGTGCGCGCCGTCAGGCTGGCCGGTTGGCCCTCGTCTTCCTCGTCCCGATGCACCCCGCCATAACGACCGGCATAGATGTCCTCACCGAGATTGGCAGCGCTCTCTTCGGCCTTTTGAATGTGCGTGTACACCGACGCGAATTCCTCGTCGGTTAACTCGTCGTCACCGAGCAGCATACCGAGCACGTAGGCAGCGACGAGACTGTCGCGGCTCAGGGCCTTCAGGTCGATGACAAACTGCTCCTTGTCGATCTGCCCTTGCCGCGCCTTGTCCGCTAATGCGTACAACTCATCGCCATACTGCTTAAGCCGCTGCTGTTCCGCCTGCCGCATCTTCGCGTCTTGCGGCCGAACGAGCTGCCACTTGGAAGCGGACGGAGTAGTTTGGACGGCCGTACTACCGCCCTCCCGCGCTCCCCCCTGTGCCAATTCCAGCCGCGCAAAGCCTTCGCTCAGAATCTTGGCAACGTCCGCTTCTGTCTGCGCGTCGGATAGAGCAGCCAGAGGCGACATGCCGGAAAGACCGGATGCGGCGCGCAGTTGGAAGTAGATCATGTCGCCCAGGTCGGGTTCCGGGAAGTCGCGCAACCCGACCGCCGCGCGGAACTCGTTCAAGGTCATGCCACCGGCGGTGAAGTTGTTGCGCGCGCGATCATTGGCGGCGTCCACGTTCTCTTGCAGCGCTCCGACTTGCGAGATGTCCCAAAACAGGCGCGTCTGCTCATTAAGGATCGCGTTCTGGTCTTCAAACGCAGGCAACAGATTGACTGTGAAAAAGCTGCGCCAGCCCTTTAGCTTGCTGCTCATCGTCGTCTGCCAGAACTGCGACCAAGCCTCCTTCAGATTGCTGTACGTCGCGCGCATGAGGCCGAAATAGGCGTAAACGATCAGGGGCGGGACCCCGAAGGCCATTGTGATCCGGCTCTCGTCGAAGCCGCGCAGCGTCTGGCTGTCCAGTTCGTTCAGATTCGCGCCGATCTTCTGGTAATCCGCGTTCTCGTCGAGCACGGCCGTGCCATTCGCCCCGCCGCCCGCGAGACTGTACCGCGCGTCCCACTGGTCTTGCAGGCGGCGGCTCTCGTCCTGGTCAATCGTGCGGTTGTGGATTTTCAACAAACCGGACGGCACACCGGCGTTGCCGAAGAAGGCACGCACGTAGTCGGTTTGCGCGTTGTCACTGTCGATGGCGCGCATAGCAGATGCTAACGGCGACAATCGGCCGCCAAGCATTTTGTCATCGCGCACAAGCATTTCTTCCAGCGCAAACTTCTGCTCGTACAGACCATCCTTGTACAGATAGTGCGTCAGCTCCTTCTCGCCATTGCGCAGCGTGCGATACTGCGGCGTTACGAGCTGCGGTTGCAGCGGATGCAGCTCCACCGGCACTTTGCCGCGTGAGCGCACAATCTCGCAGTAGAACACGCCCATGACCTCGATGCTCATCTCTGCGAAGGAGATAAACATCGCTTCATCCATGTAGCTGTTCGGGCGCATGAGCAGCCGCCGGAACGGGTGGCCCATAACCTCGTTCCAGTCGCCGTCCTTGTCGCGGGCCTGCACGATCAGGCGCGGATCGGTCGCACTGTTAGCGAGAATGTCCACGCAGGCGCGCACGAGCTGGTTGTGCCGGTACGCGGCCACCAACGCGCCCGCGCCGGTATCCGGCAAATTCGCCACTTTCTGCACGCCGGTTGACGTGATACTCAATGACATCTTCTGTTCTGTCGGCGGACCGGAGCGTGCCTTGTTGCTCCCTTCTCCAAACCCGCGCCACCATCGTCTAACTGCCATAATCTTCCCCTGCCCCTAGATATATACGCCCTTCGACACGCCGCGAAGGTCAGCCCAACCCCAATATGCCGCGTCCACCAGGTCGAACGGTTTCGCCTTCGGGAAACGCTTCAATGCCTTTTCCAACGCCTCGTGTGTGCCGGTCACATGCACCACGCGCCCACGCTCGTAATCTGTCAGCATGCGCGCGTTGCGCTCCACTTTGCTGCCATGCCCTGCCCCGGCCTTTGCTGACTTGAAGCGCGGCAGCATGATATTGCCGTAAACGATACCGGCCGCATACGGCCGTACCTGCCCGACCTTCGTCTCGTCATGCGCGGCAAGCACGGCCGTGTGCCGCGCCGCGTCTTCCGGTGACAGGGCGCGCAACTGCTGATACTTGTCGTCTTTACCCGCGTCCTGTTCCAGCCCGCCCTGCTCCAATGCCACAAGCGCCGTCGAAATCTCGCGCATGCTGTTCGTGGCGTAGCGATACACCGACCGCCATGCGTCGCCGCCCTGATCCGTCTCAATGCCGACGGTCACAAAACCAAGTTCGACCGCCTTCAATACCGCCCGCCAAATGCTTTCTTCCGGCGACGTGACCTGCTCCCACGAGAAGAAGCGGTAGATCGTACCGTCGGCGGCGATGCCGTCGGCCTGAATGGCGTGACTGTCGCTGTTGTCTGTCTCCGTCACGGCCGGATCGACCCAGACGCAGCCGGTCACGATGCCCGGTACTTTGTCGTGCGTGACGTGCCGGAAGATGACGTGATCCCAGATGCCGCCGAGCGGCGCGGCGACTTCGTGCTGCGCTTCGGCCTCGAATGCGGAGATGCCCCACTCGTTGATCTGCTCCTGTACCGTGGCAAGCCCCTGCCCTTCCCACGTCGGCACGCCGCCGGTCACGACGTATCCGCCGCCGGGGCGCTCTTCATAGGTCAGGCCGCGCACGGCCGGATGTGGGCCGGACACTTCGCGGTCGTACAGGAATCCGGCCCGGCCGTCGGCGAGCTGCGCGAAAATGCTGTCCGGGTGGATCAGGTTCTGTACCATCATGACCGCCAGATCGTTGGAACCGGCCGGCAGCAGCGACGTGGTGATGATCTGTATCTTCTTCTCGATGGTCTTGGCTGTGTCGTGCTTCTCGTCGATGTCGTCGTAAATTTGTACGTCCGGCCGCGCGTCCTTCACACGCGAACCACGCCGCGCAGTGTCGAGGCCGATAGCGTCAACAGTGAAACCGCTGGCCGTGCGCAGGCGGCTGCGGCGCCAGCCGCGTGAGTTGCCATACTTGCCGATCTCCCGCTGCGACAGCAGCCGGTGATTGGCGGCTATCTCGCTGCTTTCCAGCATGTCGGCGATGTTCTCGACGTGCTTATCCGCCTGATCCTGGGTCGTGCCGATGTACCAGACGTACTTGCGTACCTTGCGTGCGCCGATAGCGACACAGGCCATTTCAGCCGAACTAGACTTTCCCCCGCCACGTGGCCAGATAGCCACGAACGGCCGTGGCCGGACACCCTCTTCTATATCCCACACCCAGCGCCAGAAATCGACGTGATGATCAGCAAAAGGCTTGGAAGCGTAGGTCGGGAACATCGACGTGACCCACTTGCGCCAATCCCGCAGCAGTTCGTGCGACCGCGCTTCCTCTTGCATGAGCAGGGCAACCCGCGCTTGCAGTTCGCCGGTGATCGCCTCTTGCAGCGCAGGCGGGGCGTTGTCGCCCCATAGTTGGCGAATGAGCGGCGCGTAGGCGGCGTCCATCAGTCGGCACCGTCCGCGTCTGTGAAGCTCTCGTCGTCGGCTCCGAGACGGCCGTCTAGTACGTTTTGTAGCTGCTGCCTGACAATGATCTCCGCAAACTGATTCAGAGCCTCGTCCGCGTCCGACGGCGTGACCCCATCCGGCAAATTGGCGCGCCAATCAAATTCGGCTTGTATCTTGCTGGCCGGTGTCTCGTCGAACTCGGTACGCTCTTCGGAAAAGATGACTTTCATGAAGCGGGTCAATTCGTCGAGCCTGGCTTCCAAGCCGACCGACTGCGGCACTTCCCCGTTCTCCAGCGCGTCTTGCGCTCTGAGCTTGATTAGCTCCGCTTGGTGAAGCTGTTCGGCGATGAGGGAGGTCAAGATCGCCTTGCCCTCATCGATCAGGCGCGCCCGCTCCCGATGCCGCTTCTCTCGCGCTTCCGCTTCCGCCGCTTCACGCATCTCAGTGTCGCGTTGGCGGTACAGCGCGATAATGTTGTTCAGCGCGCGCTTAAAGTCCCTGTTGTTGTGCCAGTCCTTTTTCTTGCTGTAGTAGGTGGATTCTCGCACCGCACCGCCTGTGCCGAGCACGGAGTTGATCGAACGGCCGTCCACAACCGCAGCGGCGACGGCGAGCAACGTCTTGTCGCGCATCGAGCGTCTGGAATTGAGGTGATCCAGCGCGTCCAGCTCTTGCTGGATTAGTTCGGCGTAGTTGCGACTACCCATAGAAAACCCTGTAAACCTTTGCGAAACGTTCGCGAGCGCACGAAACCGACCCCCGCATATGCATACCTTCGCTGATCCTGCGTTTTACTCTTTCCTTCCTGAAAACTTGCCGTGATTTTCACTAATGGTTATGCGAAGGCTGGCACGTTCTGCCCCGCAATCGCTTTCGCGCCGGGCCGATGTTTACTCTCTTTTCCGGCGGCCTTGCTGACCCACTCGCGGCGCTTCTGCATCGCCGCCACGGTCCCACTTTTTGCCAGCACTTCGGCGAATTCAGCAAGCGGCATATCTTCGGGAACGTCGCCGCTGCATACCGCCTTGTAGCGCAGCTCAGCGACGCACCACCCGCAATAATCGCCATAGACCCCGGCTGCTTTCAGCAGGCGCTTACTACTCAGCTTTGCCTCGCAGCAGGCGCAGTACTTGGCGTTGACGCCGTACCTCCCGCTGTTTCTTTGCCCCTTCAACCTGCGCTTGTTCGTTTCATCGACGCGCCACGAATGCCAGCGCGCCAACAACTGCGGGTTTTCCTGCTCCAAAATGGCAAGACCCAGGTTGTAGCGGGTGTAAATGAAATAACGCGATCCGGCGCGCAGGAATTCGCGCTCGTAATCGCTCATAAGCATCGGCGTTTCAATGAGCAGCATGACCAGATCGCGCGGCGGCGGGTACTGGTCGCACAGTTGGCGATGCTTTGTCAGCGCGCCGCAGCGTGAGCACTTGACCTTCTTCTCGCTCATGTGTTGCACGCTTCCGCTTCAGCCAGCGCCATAGCCTCGGCAATCGTGGCGGCCGTCTGATACGCGACCTCAAAGCCACCGACCTGTATGCAGCACTGGACCGGCCCGTCGTGCGCGACGATCAGGGCCACGACCGCGCCGGGCACGTCCCCATATTTGCGGGAGATGCGGGCCGCGAGTGCGTTCACTTCGTTGGCCACGATTGGCGGCTTGACCGGCTCAGATGGTTCCGATGATCTGTTCTTGACTATTCTCGGCATAGCCTACCCCCATTTCCGGCCCCAAAATGCGAAACGGCCGTCAGAGGAGGTCTGCTGACGGCCGTTTCTATGAGGGGTAAATGCGTGGATGTCGGACGCGGTGACGGTAGCACAAACGTTCTCATGATGCAATCCCTACCCGGCCTCTGCGTCGAATATGGCCGCGCTTGCGGCCCGCCATAACAGATATGCTTCCAGTTGTGCCTTGCCGCTGCTGGCTGTCTCTTGCAAGCATACGTAGCTGCTGAGCGGGGTCGCGCCAATCAACTGACAGCACCACCGCTTGTTCGCCAGACGCCACACGCGCAGGACGTAATTGGGATCGACAACCCAGACGTGTTCGCCTCTGGCCATGCGCCAGGCCGGTTCCGGCATTTCCGGCGCGAGTTGCAGCGCTCGCCGCAGCACTGCCGCGCGCCGCGGCTGATTCTCTGGATAATGCTCTTTAGCCAGTGCCGGAAGGCGCTTGGTGACGTTCGTTTTGAACTGTGCGGCGGGAATCCCTTCAATGTCCGGTAACGTTGGCATGTTCCTCTCTTTAATGCTGGCCGCGTCTGGCTGCGTTTAGTATATCATGGTTTTTCATCATTCTCTACCATTATCCATCATTTCATGCAAGCCGAAAAAAGAGAGCTACCGGCTCGGTCTGCTGGTCGTGTCGATAATCGCCAGAAACAGCAGCAGCGGCCAGACAAGCGCGGCGATAAGGCCGTAGGCCAGACAGGAACCAAGACCGTCGCCGCGTCCGGTCTTCTTCACCACAATCGCCGCGCCAAGCAATGCGCCAACGAACAGGTACATCGTGAATAGTGGGCTTTGAACAAATTCCATTGTGATACCTTACCTTTGAGTGCCTAGCACCCTGTTGCACCTGTGCACGCTTTCATGCCTGCGCCTACTCCGGCGTGTCCGCGTCCGCTTGCACGGCCGTGCGCACAATACCTTGCCCGGCTACCTCTTCGACAAGATCGGCGACGTGCGCTTCAGTGAACAACAACGTGCCGCTAACCGGCTCGTAGGCCGCGCGCCGAAACTCATTTGTCAGCCAGTGGATTGGGCCGTCCCACTTCAGCGCGCCGCCGGTACGTGTCAGTTTCCGCGCCGCCTTCACCGGCTGAAAGTACCCTTCCCGCGTGTAGGCGCGGGCGTCACCGATTGCCGCCTGTACGCCGATCTTGTCCAGTGTGATGAGCTGCTGCGCCTCGCTCACTTCGGCCGTGTAATCGACGCCCAGATCGATGTCGTCAACTTTGGCATAACGAACCACGCCAAAGAAGTCATTGGATGCCAGCAGGCCGAACGTGTGCAGCTCGCGATAGAAGTCCAGTACCAGCTTGATCGTGCGCTGGATAACCTCTTTGCGCTCTGTGCGCTTTTCTGTTTCGTCGGCGTGGTTATCGTACAGCCAGCGCGCGCACAGTTCCGGCGCGGGCAGGCGGCCTTGCGTTTGCACGTAGCCATACAGCAGCGGGATCACCGGCGCGTTTTTGTATCCGGCATTGATGTCGCGCATGTGCATGCCGGTGCGCTTGAAGGTCGGATACTTGATACCGGACTGCTGCAATTTGTAAAGCACTTCGCTGTGCTTCACGAACCAGATGTTAGTCATTCGTCGCCACCGCCATGATGAGTGTCCTGCGCACGACGCCGAGGATGCGCCGCTTTTGCATCGCTGACACAACCCCGGCGTTAAAGCGTTCGGTTGACATCGGCGCGTCGATCAGGTGCGTGATGTTCCAGCCGTTGCGCTTCAGCAGGTCGGCGTAATCCAGCAGCGTGATCGCCTCATAGTGCGCTTCATCAACCGCGGGAGTGCCCTGAAAGTCGCGCCAATCCGCGTTCAGAAACGCCATGCGCGTGCCATGTCCGGATCGTGCGCGTGCCAGCCGGAAGAAGCGGGCAAAGAAGTCCAGGTAGGCGCGCCGGTCAAGGTCGCTGATCGGCACTTCTCCGGCTCCGGCTTTGTCTGCGTACTCGCTCTGTTTCTTGCTGAAGTAAGGCGGGTCGAAGAAGATAAGGTCCGGCGGCTCGGTGTCCGCGGGCCACTGTGGAGACGCCGGATTCCAGACGTGCTTACGGATCTCCGGTCGCTCCGGCCGTGTCGCCAGATCGAAGGCATCACACGGCCGTCCGAACACCTTGCACACATCCGGCACCACGCCGCCGCCCGCCATTGGATCGAGCACTCTGTCTCCCTCGCGAGTAAAGTAGAACAGCGTGTGAGCGACTAATTGCGCGGGAATGCGGCCGGGCCAGTCGTCGCCAAAGCGTTCATCGCACTTGTCGAAGCGCCAGTCATCCCATGTGCGCAGACCCCAGCCGAGCCGCTCGAAGCGTTCTTGATCGGGTAGGCCGATCATCTCTTCAGCGAGGGAGGGGATTGTCAAATGACGAGGGGCTTGATTGCGCTCTTTCAGTTCCTTGTTCGCCTTCGGGATTGTGGTCTTTCCTAATTTGACTCGCTCAAAAATGTCAGGCGCCTCTTCGTTCAGGCGCTTGGCGTCGGAAACGTATTGCCGGTTCGTGCCGAAGTCTTGCGCAACAATGTCGCGCGCTTCACCGGTTGCACCTTCCGCAATTAATTGCGGAAGGTCTGCTTCATCGTTCCGGCGCGTACCAGCCAGCGTCACTTGCCGCTCTTTCGCCTCAGCTTCGTACAGCGGTAACATTTCAATCGCCGCGGCCGCGCGCTGGCTGCTGCTCAGATGCCGCCGGTGCAAGTTCAGCGACACCACGAACGACACCAACGACCCTTTCCCGCCCCACGTCCTGAATTGCGGCAGCGTGTCGGTGTCCAGACACGCCCTATGCCGATTACGCCCGTCGATGATACGGCCGTCTTTGTGCAGCCAGATAGCTTCCCGCAGGCCATTGGCAGCGATGTCGGCTTTCAGGTCTTCGTACTCCGCCCCTTGCATCAGCGGGAATATGTTGGCTGCCGGATGGTATTCGCGCTCCTGTTCGTTCACTCGCGCACCTCATCCCGCGCAATCTCCACTATCGCTTCACCGGCGGATGAGCTGATCGGCTGGTGCACTAACGGCCGCACCTCGCCCTTGTACGGCTGTATAGCCCGCATCACCGCGTCGCGATCTTCCCAGTAGGCGACCACGCGCAACTGCTGCGCCCACGCGGGCGGCGGCTCCATCTGCTCGAATAGCGCGTCCACGGCCGTATCCAGCAGGCACAGCAGCTTGCGTTCAGCCACGATCTGCTCGTCTTCGGGATCGACCACGATAACTGAATCGTAGGCGTCAACGCTGAACAGATCGGACGGCGCTCCGACCACTTTCGCGTTAAAGACGCACAGGCGGCGACCGATCTTCTTCTGTTGCGGTTCGGTCTTGCACAGCAGCAGGCGCGGGTCTTCGTGTTCTACCTGGAACAGTGCGCCAATGGGCAGGTCTTTGAAAATCATGTCAATCCTCCTTGCCCATTGCCGCGAACATCGCCTGTGCCAGTTCGTCCTTGTACCACTCCGGCAAGCCGCGCGTCGCGCCCTTCGCAATCTGCGGCCAGAAGTGCTTGAACAGCGCGGCCTTGATCGCGTCTTCTTCTTCACTGCGCAAATCCTGCTGCGCCTCTTTCATGAGCGGGCCGATATCACGCGGGGAGCCGTCAAGGTTTCCACTTTCGGCCAAATGCTGCGCCGCCTTGCGCCAACGCGCTTCAGTGGCGTACTGGTTCGCCAGCAGCACGATCACGTCCTTACCGCTCGGATTGCGCTGCTTCCAGTCGGTCGCGTGCTTTTCCTTGAACGCCTCAGAGACAACCTTCGCCATCGCTATCTTGCCATCCGGCGTGAACTGGTCATAGTTCTTAATAACCACACCCTCGACCAGCGCGCCGCCGAGAATCGACTCTTCTTGAAGGCACTTGTCGATCAGGTCCTGTGTCAGGTCGCTGCCCAGCCCACGCCAAAACAGCGGAACCACTTCCATGCCGATCTCTTCAAAGGCGATGTGCTTGGCCGCCTCGCGCAGGAATTCAGACGGCGCGACCTCTACGTCGAAGCCGATCAGGTAGTACTCCGGCACACGGCCGTATTTCAATGTGTTGTGTTTCGGCTTGCTGAGGAATTCAGCGCGGTAAATCCAGCCGTCCACGAGCCGGTGCTGAATCTCGCGCACGGTCGCGACCGCCTTTGCAAACATGCCCGGATCGGCAAGGTCGATTTGCACGTTCTTACTGCGACATAGCAGCTCCCCGTCGCGCGTACCGAAAGAGAACTGACTGCCGTCGATCTTTTCCTCGACCACCACCTGGCCGACAAGAAACTCGCGGCCAAGCATCTTATGCCCCAACGCCATGACCTTGGGGTAGCTGCTGATCGCGGTTCCTAGCGCGCAGCTCATTAGTTCGCTCATTACATCGACCTTTTGATCGTTCGCCATGTCAATCCTCCAACAACCCTTCACGCCGCAACGCCGCGTGCGCTTCGTCGTTAATGCGCTGATACGTTTCCAAATCCAGCAGTTCATAAGCCGCGTCCATGAACCGGCGCGGCAGGCTGCTCAGGCGAGCTTCCCTCTCCTGCTGTTTCAGGATGCCGAGCCGCGCCTGAATGAGCTGCCCCTGCCGCCCCTTGATCTTCGCCGCGTCGTTGGCGCGACGATACCAGTCGCGGTCCGCGTACTCGTGCTCCACAGCGACGCGGTTCTGTGCTTCCCTGATTTGTGACTTGATCGCGTCGATGTCGCTCTCAATGGAGATTTTGAGCAGCAGCAGCTCGCCCCTGTCCATCGCTCTGATATCGAACGTCTTCCCGCCATGTTCAATAATCATGTTGTCAATGTTGTCAACCATGTCTATCTCCTGTTTCTGCTATGACGCCGGTGCATCCGGCGTTGTTTTCGTTTTGGCTTTTGGCGCAGCCTTTCCCGGCGTTTCCGCCACGGCCGTCTCCGACCCGCCCTGTCCCTCTTCCTTCACCCGCGTCACCTTCACGTCGAGCGGTTCACTGAACGCGATCTGCTGGAAGACGGCCGTGCGCGTGACCGCATCCTTGAGCAGTTCGGCCAGCTTTAGCGGGCGTACCGGCTGCGCGGCGTCGTCGGCAATCTCCACCTGTGTCCTGAGCGTGATGTCGTATCTCATGCGGTCCCCCTTTTGAAGCCGCGCGTCACCCACGGCGCATCCCACGCGAAGTAAGGCAGTGTCGGCTCCGGGCCGCGCATGTGCCCGCCGCCATACCAGCGCAGATTGCGCTTTACCCACTCGTCAGATACGGCCGTCTTGCCGCCGTCAGGCGTGCGGTACACCGCGTTCGTAAACTCAGCATTGCGCCACTCATGCGGCGTCTGGGTCAGCACGGCCGGGGCTTCGTCAATTGGCCCTGTCGGCACGTAGCTGTTTCGGAAGATGGTCCCCATCTCACATCCGCTCCCATTCGTGACAGTCGGCGCACAGAAACATGTAACGTTCGGTTGCCCGTTCATAGACCGCGTGCAGATCCGTGACCTCGTGACAGATGTCGCACATACCCTCGACATTGGCGCCGCGCACGCTTGTCGTTGGGAACGCCTCCCACGCTTGCAGCCCCTTCGCGCTCATCCGGTACACACCTGGACCGGACTGCGTGATGTAACCGGCGGCGGCCAATGCGCCGACCAGTTTCGGGACCATCTTGCTCAGCGACGCCGTAGCCATGTACCAGTCATTGGCTACGTTGTAAATCAGCGCCCCGCCCTTGACGCGGTTCAGGGCGATCCACATCTCCAAATCGACCGGTTCCGGTTGCTGCTGCGTTCCCGCTTCCGGCCCAGCGCCGAGCGACTGCAACTGCGCCCGCCGCAACGCCCGATCCACTCTCGCCAATGGTTCATTCTTTTCAATCATCACCAATCACCTCCAAACTTCACAAACATCTATAAAACGATATGAAACTTTAGCAGGCGCAGTCATGTACGGCCGTCCCAACGCAGTCCGCGCGCTGCTTCCAGCGTGATGCTGGCCCGCGCCTTCTCGAAGCCGGGCAGCGGCCAGCGCAGCAGCAGGCTTTCGTCCGGGTGAATCCACGCGACCAGGCTCACGCCGTTCAGTTGCGAGTTCTCTTCCAGCGCCGCGAGTTGATGCGCCTCGAAATCCGACTTGCGCAGATTGCCGCTGCGTACCTTGACTTCACAAAGCACACGACGGCCGTCCGGCATGATCCCGCGCCGGTCACCACTCACCTTCACAGTGTGGCGCATCTGCACCCAGCGATTGCGGCCAGTGCCGCGCGAGGCGTAGATTACGTAGGGCGTGGCGATCTGCTCGACCATGCACACGCCCGCCTGTCGCAGCATAATCTCGGCGACCTGCTCTCCGGCCTTGCCGACGCGCTGGTTACGCGCGCCGATGCGCTTGCTGCTGCTACCGGCCACGACGCGCCACTCCGATGCGCAGTACCACCAACGCGACGGCGATGAATCCGGTCAACAGCACGGCCGTAACCGCGCCCGCTGACATGAAGGTCACGAAGAAAATGCTAAGCAGGTAGATTATCCAGCTTGGATCATCGTTCCAGATCACAAATTCCCGCTCGTGACTCACACCGTCGGCATCAACGAACCCGCAAACTGTGTGCCCTACTCGCGTCATCGTGACCAGCTTCCCTTCCTGCTCTGCGTCATATGGCAGCACCGTTCGGATAAGATAGCGCCGCTCCGCAACCGGTCTTTCGTCAAAGACCAAGAGCGGCGCTGCCACTTTGGCAGCGCGAGACACGTTATCTCGTTGCCCGGCCATGCTAGTTTCCGGCCTCTGCGAAATCGTCTTCGCTCGCAAAAGCGTAATCAAGATCGTCGTCTTCACCTTCCCCGTCATCACCGCCGCTCAGCATGTCGGCGTCGATCTCGGTTCCGGTCGCTTTCAGCAGTTCGGCGGGGTCCTTGCCGATCCGCGCGGGGGTCGTGGGCGTGGCAGGAACAGCCGCGGCGGTGGAGGCAGCGGCAGGCTTCGGTTCGTCCTCCACCGGTCCCGCCTTTGCCTTTGACTGCGCTTCCGCCTTCACCTGCCCATTCGCCTGCGGCTGCGGCTTCGCTTTCACCGTCGGATCATCCGCCGCCCACGCCATACGCGCAGCGGCCGCCGCGTCGCGCTTGTCACTACCGTCCAGAATGGCATTGCTGTAGCTGCGCAGCACAGACCAGACCCGCTCATTGTCGCCACGGCCGTACACCTCAGCGCCGAGATAGCCGCGAAAGTCGATCAGATTCTGCGGCGCGGCAAATACGCTGTTGACCACGTTCAGGCGGTGGGCATTGTAGGCCCACGTTCCGGCGTCGGTCGCGTCAAGCATCGCCGCTTCGTACTCTTCCTGCGTGAGCGGCGCAGCGCCTTTGAGCCACTCTTTCAGGATGTCGGTGACTTCTGCGCCGGGCTTCGAGAACACGCGGCCGGTCAATTCAGGGCAGCGCGTCTTCTGGACAATGCCATCGTTGTCGATGGTCATCTCGATCCACACGTCGAATTCGTACTCGGTCCCGTCGCGCTGGATGGGAGCCATGCCGACCTTGCGCGGCACTGTCTTGCCGCGCGCGTCCTGTTCCAGCACGTACTCTGTTTTGCTGCGCATGGTCACAATGACGTGCATCCCGTCAGGCCCGCCAACTGACACGATTGTGTCAACCATGTTGCGATGCACCGGCGTCACCGCACCCCAAGCCATATACGAGTTGCCCTTAATCTTCTTGGCCTCTTCATCCACCATTTCCAGCGCGCCGCCGGAACCGGCCCACGCATGTGACAGACTGTCAATGACCAGCACATCGTACCCGGCAGCCTTTGCCGCGCGCGCGGCCTCAGCGAACCGCGCCGGATGATAAGGCGGCTCCATGTGCAGCGTGTCGAAACTGAACAGGTCGGCGTACTTGCTGGCCGATCCGTGCTCTGTGTCCACCACGGCAATGCGGCCGCCCAGCCCGGCCAGTTCGGTCGCGAACCGCAGCGCGGTGTACGTCTTGCCCGCGCCGGATGGACCGGAAACCGCCATCAGCAGCTTGGCCTCTTCCTTCACCGCTTTACGAAACATATTATTCATCGCCATCGCTATTCTCCTTATGCGGCGTCTCCGGTTCCACGGGTGCGCCGTCTCTATTTACGTAGCCATTCAGTGGGCGCTCGCTTGCGCCGCACAAAGTCACCCAACGGCCGTCACTGAAAACGATCCCATTCCCCGGTCGCTTCTTCGCGGCCGCCACCTCACTCTCTCCGGCCTGTGTTGTCATCGTAGCCACCGGTGAACCGACAATGCAGCTCATAACCGAGCAGCACAAATCCGATCACGATCAGCCCCAAAACAGCCAGCGGATTGTCGATTGTAAAGCTCACTAACAGTTCCAAGAATTTCATGTGTATGCTCCTTCGTACTCGCTAAAGATAAAGCGCGCCGGTCACTATCCGGCGCGCGTCAAAACCCTGCTACTCCTTAATCCAAACCATGACCAGACCATTCCCCCACCGATCCAGGTGTGTGATCTGGCCGGTTAACTCGGCCAACTCAAACAGTACCTTGCAGGCATCGGCGGTGATGCTTACACTGTCCACCGCCAGCCGGTCGTCGTCGCTCTCGCGGTTGTAAATCGCTCGATACTCCTTGACCACTGTGTCGATGCACAGCGCCTTCAGGTTTGCAATTGTGTGATTCTTTTTGCTTGTCTTAGGTGCTCTGAACATTGCTCGTACTCCATTTGCTACGGGTTGGGCAACTACCCCCAACCGGTCAATCAACGTAATAGAAGTATAACAGCCGGTTATAATCATGTCAAGTATACAAGTCATCAACCTGCACCAACTCAGCGGATCGTCAACGACCCGGCGCGTTCGCTCTCGATGCGATGCGGAGCCAGCCGCGCCGCGAGTTCGGGATCGCTGGCACACAGGGCGTCAAGCGCCTTCGTGTCGTAGCGGGCGGAGATGCTCGGCTTCGGGATGTACGCCTTGCCAAACTCGGTAGACCATTCCATCTTGCCGGTTTCAACGATGATCTCGCTCAGCAGTTCCTTTGCCCGACCCTGCACCTGGTCAAACAGCGCGTCCGCCTGCTTGCGGATACCGGCGACGCTGCGATAGATGTCTATCGCTTCAGCGGCCGTGGCTTCGGCGCTGCCCAGCGCACCCGCTTCGGCGCGGGCCAGATACGCCGCCGCCTCAGTCAGCAGCGCGTCTAGGGTGACGCCTGTCTTTTCTGCTCTTGCCCTGCTCTCTGTCTTACTCACTGTCGTACTCCCTTGCGCTCTTTTGCGCTCTTTTCTGCTCAAAACTACCAAATCATGAAATGACAAAAACGACCTAGAAATGATATATAACCCTTGTGGACGCAGAAACACCCATTCACCGCTGCAAAATTGAAATTTCCGCTACCCTGCGCGGGCTGGCAGGCCGTGTAGGGTCATGTCACGCCGCCTAAACGTTGCGGTACGTCCGGCCGTATACAACGCCGTGGATCGTGGTGAGGTCGGCGTCGAGGTCCATGCGGTTGGCGATCTCGCGGATGGTCACGCCACTTTCGTACAGCTCACGCATCTCGCGCACTTGCTCGGCGCTGAACAGCGCGCGCGGATGCTCCGGCCCGGACGGCCGTTCGCGTTCGCTGTAGGCGATTAGATCGCGCAGCAGGAATACAACCGCCCCGCCGATGTTCCGGCCCGCCAACGAGCCGCGCACATGATACGCCTGCTTCAG